ATCTTCGATAATCCTATCTTGCTCATGCAAGAATTCTGCCTCACTTAGGTTGAATAGATTTTCGTACACCCAGTAACGGCTAAATAATTTCTTTTCTATCATATCACCAGCAAGTGTTACCTTACTAGTCCACAACTCTACTTTTTCTTTTTCATATACAGATGACGGTGCTGTCAAGCTGATTGAGAAGTCTACTAACTCATCGTCAGTAAACCCTTGTGCATATAAATGCACAACTGCAATCTTAGTTAACTCAGAAGCTATAATCTTTTGTATACGTTCGATTGTTCTAGCAAAACGGAAGTCCTGAGAAGCTAGAGTCGCTTTACCAGTCGTATCTTCTTCGTATCCTAAATAAGCTTTAGGAATTTTCAAAGATCCTAACATTCTATTTTTTAGATAGTCAATATCTTGAATAGAATCATAGTTAACTCCTGGTAGTGATTCAATTGAAGTCCCACTCTCCGATCCACGAACTGGAAGATAGAAATCTTCAAGTAAGTTTTGCATGTTATACTTTAAGTTGTATTCTCCAGTTTGTTCATCGATGTACGGTACTTTCTTCATCTTGTTAACCATACCTTCCATGAATGCCTCAACTTCGTTTGCAGGAATGTTACCAATATCAATTTTGAATACACGTTTATCTGGAGCTCTCATGATACGGTGAATTAACATCGCATCTTCCATAAGAGTGATCTGCTTCCACACCTTTCTAGTAGGTTCAATTAATGAACGTCCGTAAGGTAGGAAGTTGGTATCTGTAAGTAATCTAAAGTGAGCTACCTCGTAGTTATCAAACTCTTCTGCATCTTTATTGGATGAAACAGAATAAGCTGATGAAAGAGCTGTAAAGTCTCTTTTGAATTTAATCTCATTTGGCTTTTCTGGATCCATTCCCTCTTCACGAATCATTTCGTAAGCTGAGATTGGGTCCACATTGATTACACCATATTTTTCTGCGATGTCTAGTTTCAAAAAGAAGTCACCATACTTGACGGTGTTTCTAATCCACGGCCACAAATTGAACTCTATATTCAATACGTCGTAAAATAGGTTGTGAAGTACTTTTTGTACCTTTTCGTTAGGTGATTGGATTGATAGAACATCTCCAAATTCGTTTTTTGCAGTACACTCATCTGCATAAATGTCTAATGCTGATGAAATAATACTATCCGTGTCCATTGCTTCGTAATCGCGGAATAACTCTAATCGAGTGTATAGCTGCAATTGACCTGCGTGCATAGACATTCCACCTGGCATTACTGAGAATAATCTCGAATACCTATCAACTCGTCTGTTGGTTTTAATATTACCGTCAGACTGAATCTTGTTGGTATCAATCACTTTTAATTGATTACCTCCTACGTTACGTATAATAACGTCTGTACTGAACAAACGTCTTAGTGAGGCAAAAAGTGATACTGGTTGTTGGTTTTCAGCCATTAATGTATAGTTTTATATAAATAGTCACATTAACCAGTTAAGGTCCTCATCTTTACCATCCGGTGTTTTCATATTCCAACCGGATTTAGTATTACTCGGTTTGTAGATTGATACTGTTGATTTTATGTGACTTACGGCTTGTCTGCTTAAATCTATACCCGCTTGTCTTAATCTCAATGCAGTGTCTCTTACCCACAACCCTTGACAAAAACTCATTACTAAATCATCATGATAACCTCCTGCTGCTTCTGGTCTTCCGTTTCTATAGATAAAAACAAACAGCTCATCTAGCAATCGCTTACTCCTTATTATACAGCTTTTTTCTCGTATATACAACTCCATCTTACTGATCGTAAGTGGTCTTACTTTGTGTGAGTTTGTAAACCCAGCTACCATATCAGTCTTGTCTGTTAGGTCATATCCTCGAGATAGGAACTTATCTGAATCTAGTCCACTATCCTTAGGTGTGTAGTATAGGTTTTTATAACCACGTTCAATAATTTGCTGAAGTGTTGCCCATCCCACGTTCGCATTCTCTACTACTAGCAATGCGTCATTGTATTCTGTACCAACAGCCACTAAGAGGTTACCAAAATCCTTAGTAGAAAGTTGACCCTTATACTCAGCGACTTGTGTAGCACTTTCTACATCTATAACGTGAAATGCTGAATAGTCACTTCCATCTCCACGTGCAACGTCGGCCGCTATCAAGTAGTTTCTGTTATAGTTCGGTTGTTCCCATATCCATAGGTTTCCATCAAACCCTCTTTTTTCAATTGGCTCTTGAGCAAAGGTCTGCATGTAGTATGTTATCAATTCTGGCGATACAACTGTGTTACCAGATGTACTAAAGTCACAGTCACACTCTTGAGCTGCTAATCGAGCTCCTAGCTCAGCTTCTTGTCTATCTCTCCAAACTTGATCTCTTTCTGGATGGACTGTCCATGGAAGTCTTAATGTCTTAAATTTATTCTCACCTGCTTCTGCTTTTGCCCACATCTTGTGGAAGAAGTTACCAGTACCATTTGGTGTTGAAAGTAGAATACCCTCCCCACCCGTTGATAGTGTTTGTTGTAGCGATGCCCATAACTCTTCTGCTCCATCAACGAAAGCTGCCTCATCAATAATTACCAAAGATAAGGCTTCTGAACGTCCAGATGTTCCAGTGCTTGATACGGCTTTAATTTGAGACCCGTTTGAAAGTCTCATCGATAGTTTGTTACTCTCTACCGCTTTCAACTTCATCCAACTCGGTAAGTTGTCAAACATCACTCGCACCTTTGTTACAAGGTTTTTGGATGTGTTTTGGTCAATCGCAACAACTAGTACGTTTTTATCATTTTGGAATAAGATCATCCAAAGTGCATAACCAGCAATAAGTGTTGATATACCTAGCTGTCTTGATTTTAGAATAATTGTTCTATCATTCTCCTGGAAATCTTGTAGTGCATCTTCCTGATACGGATACAAATGAAATGGAATCTTACCTCTAGTAGGGTGCTGAATCACACAGTACTTTTTCATGAAGTAAGACGCAGAACGAGCACACTTTATGTACTCGTCCTTTATAATGTCTTTTAATGTCTTCTGTTGATCTGACATATTATTTTATCGTAAACATGGTTATTAATATACCCACACTAGCAACAAAACCTCCACCGATTCCAGTTAACCATTTTTTGAGGTTTTTGTTCTTCTTAGCTAGATCAGCAACATCACCCTCCAACTTAGTCACTCGACTTGAGCAAGTATTAAATCTTTCGTTTTGGGTAGCGACTTCCTTTTCGTAGGTTGAAACCTTTTCCTTATAAATTGCTATCAAACTATCTTGCTCCAAAACCTTTTGTTCTGTCTTCTGAAGTAAGGTTTGTGTACTTTTAAGTTCAACGGTAGTTGAGTCTAATCTTATAAGATCGACTGCTATCTTTTGTGCTGTTGATTGTGGTATGCAGACTAAAGGTTCTTTAGTTGTAGCGTTCTGAGAAAAAGCTGTTAAGCTCAGTAGGAGTATAACGGCCAGCATTTTTAATTTTTTCACCATAGTATTTTCTTTCTTGAATAATTGCTTGTTTTGTTGAATCAATCTCGTGATCTAGTTTTTCAATAACTAACTCTTTGTTAGTGATTTTTTCATCCAAAACAATTTGGTGCTGCTGGTATTTAGATATTGCCTGGTTTAAGCTGTCAATTTCAGTTTTGTATTTTAGATCACTTGCAGCGCTATTCGGCTTTCTAGTGATCAATATGTAACCAAGCAGTAACAAAATTACTGCAGCTAGTATAAGGTTGGTTTTTGTAACTACTATTTTCATCTTACAATCCTACTTCTTTGGACCACTCTTCTTTATACTCTTCTGCACTTGCTGCTGCGTATTCTTCGATAAGGTCATTTAGAATATCAAATGTCTTACGACCTAGGGGTTTGTTTTGCATACCCATCTCGATGCTGTTCTTAAACCAATTAGCTAATCCCTGCTTAGCTAACCTAAGGTCCTGACCATCACTCCCATGAGCTGGAAAGTAAGCTTCACTTAGTTTGCCTTCACTTTTAGCTGAGTAGTTTTTATCAACGTAGTTAAAGAAGTTCTTTTTCTTCTCTACATCTTTGAGATCGGTTGGAGATGAAATGTCAAACTTTTTCATTGCTTTTTGGAAGAACTCCTGGTATGCAGTGTCTTCTTTAAGTCTTCTTTCAATGCGCGCTGTGTTCATTAGTGTACAATGTTATTACGGATTCCTTTTAATAAGTTTAATCTCTCCTCGCTAGTTGTTGTAAACTTCTCTGCAACTTGAGATAACATATCTACTAAGTCGTCGTTTGTTGGAGTGTCTTGAGATAGGCTAATCTTACGAGCAAACATATCTACTGCTGTTTGGAAGTCTCCACCTAGACCTTCCTCCTCGGGTGCTTCCTCAGGAGCTGGCTCTTCTTGTGGTTCTTCTTTGGCTGCAGGATCAGCTGTTGGTGCTGTAGTTGCTGTTGTTGGATCAGCTTCCGGAGTTTCTTCTTCCGGAGTTTCTTCTGCTGTCTTTTCCTCCTCTTCACGAAGCACTTTTAATGCTAAGCGACGGATTGCTTCACGCAATGCTCTTTCTTTAGTTAACTTTACCGGTTTCTTTGTCATTATTTTAGGAATCTTAGTTTATATATTGTTGAGTATAGTAACTCAGTTACACCATCTAATTGGTTTTGGATGTAAGTATCTTCTACTTTACTGAATGTGTCTTCTACTTTTTTAGCTAACGCCTTTAAGTATGCTATAGTTGACTCGTTGCTTTTATAAGATTCTAATCCAAAGTTCTCATAGTTAGTGACGATGTCATACTTACCTTGGTAAGATTCTACTATACCATCAAACAAACCTCCAATACTATCGTAGTATCCTCCTAAAGCTGTGTGTTCAGAGAACGACTTTGTTTGTAAGTGAAATACGTGTACTTGATTTCTCGAATGCAATAAATACGATAATAATTTTTCTAGGTCCTTGTTCATACTAGTCTTGTTCTATTATAGATGCAAACTTAAGCGCTTTAGCATCAAAATTCTTTTTATCTTTGGAATCATAAGGTATAACCTCGATTACATTGTCTTTTTGTTTCATTACACAAATGGATGCGTCAAATTGATTCAAACCCGTAAGTGTACAGATTATACCAAACGCTGCCTCTTTTTCAGTCACCTTCGCCATGATCTGTGCTTTTGCTACTATAAGATCCATAGCACCTAAGTCTTCCAAATCAGCCAAGAAGATATGCTCTTGGTTTTTTACTCCTACATACTTAAACAAAGGTTTGTATCCATGTTTCGTTTGAAACTCACGGAAGTAGGGAGTTGCAATCAACTCTGGTGTTGATTCTTCTGTTTCTCTTAGTGGTATAAGGTTTATTAATTTCATGCCTTGCTTTATATATAAATAGTATGTGTTTTAACTTACTGGTTATCTTTTTTAGATTGCCACCGTAGTAAGATGGATAAGCCAAAGAACAATCCCGCTATACAGTACATAACGAAGTTCGCTCTCCACAAACTCCCGGTCAGCAATATCAGCCAGTATTGAATTATATCGAATCCGAATGGATTGAAGAAGAGTGCGACCATTAGTGCCCGCGTTGCTAGGATCTCCTTCTGTGTCTTTTTCGCTCTGCTCACTATCGTCCATGTTATGCTTTTTGATTAATACTAATTTTTCTTAGCCAACTGCGTTAATGCTGGTGCAAGAAAGTCACTAGCCTCACTCTCATCTCCAGAAAAAAGCGTCAGTACAAAGTTCTTTATCTCTTGTTTTTCAGATTCAGTCTTTGCACGCTGGTAGTTGATCAATAGTGTTGTTAGTTGTTTCTCTTTATCTCTGTTGAGGTTGAGTTTG